TGTTCTCCGGAACGCTGTTCTATAATTGCTCCGCAATTAGCTTTTATATAATTTACAAAAGCCCTTTCTTCTGCTTCTTCTGCTCTAATTTCAATACCGCTCTTTTTTACTTCTTTTTTTTCAATACTTCTTGCTCTTTCTTCTCTCTCTATCGTTGCATCAATGTCTTTTATTGCTTTTTCAATTTCATCAAACCTAGCAACCTCTTTATCGTTCATTGCTCTTTCTTCTTTTTTGGCTGTTTCCAATATTCCATCTAATTCTACCTGTAGATCAGTTCTTTTTTCTGTGAGTGCTTTAAAATTCATTCTTTTCATCCTTTCATTTATTGCCTTTTAATGCAGCAATTCTTTGCTCATACTCGCTATAATTAAGTTTCTTTTGGGTTTCATTTTGTACTTCGATTACTTTTGGTTGCTCGTCAAAGCCTCGATATTCAATTTCGCTTATCTCGTTATCTGCGCGCATTTCTATTGATGTCGCAGCATAAAAAGGTGTTTTATTTACAACAACAGTAATATGGTCTAAATCAAAAGCAGATACCTTACGTAATGGCAAAGCATCTGCTCTTTCCTCTATTGTATCTACTACGTTTTTCATGCCAAAAGACCAGCCTTTTAACTTTCCCGCCCTGGCTTCTGAAATAGTTTGTTCGTCCGTCACAACTGCATCTGCATGAAGACCTATTGCATCTTCGTATAACTCCAAGTTCCCAGCCCTTGTTTCTGCGAGAATATAATTCGGATTGTGGTCTTTAGTCATTGCAATATTGTCTACGCGTTCAAGCGCTTTTTCAAACGCTCTAGGCTCTATTATTTCAACCACCTTTTGCCCTTTGCTCGTAATAACTGGACGGCTCATTTTTTCGGTAACGTTTACATATCCGGAAATATGCATACCATCTGCCCTAATTTCAATATTCATGTATAATCACCACCTTTCGGCATAAAAATACCGCCCATTAAGGCGGTTATGTTTCGTTATTTAATTATTTTTTACTTCTTTAGTTTTTACTATGGTTTGCGTATTTGGTGTATAAAATTTTTGTGTCTTTACGTCATAAATTACATCACCTAGCCCCATGTTAATAATGTCAAGGCCTGGCAAGTTTGGCCAATCCTCTTGAAACCTTGCTTCGTTTGGTGTCATCATTTTATTTTTAATAGCCATTCCCCATGCTTCAATACGGTCTTTTAAGTTGCCTTTTAATAGTTCTTTAGTGTCAAAAGCCCAATAAAAAAGACCTTTTTCTTTTTCAAGTAAAAAGTCTCTATTTAAGGCGCATTGTATAGTGGACATCAATGGAACTGCTGCGAGTTTAGGAAGATTAGACATTTCTGTGTCATTTGCAGTTCCTGTGATAACATTAGGCGATATATTAAATATTTTACACATCTCTTCGGAATTTGTTTTTTTGTTTTCATTTAATTGCATTTCTACTGATGTATTAGATGATTCTTGAAATTCTATTCCATTATTTAAAATTACAACGTTTTCATTGTTATTAGAGTATAGATTTTTATAAGCTTCTCTCAGTCTATTCATTGCTGGTTCATCTAGTCTTTTATTTGCTTTTAAAAAACCTTTTTTGTTGCCGCCTTTTTTTACAAGCGTTTCTTCAAATACAAGAGTTTGATATGCAACAGCTAATATTAAGCTGTTTTCTGTAATAATACCAGTGCCATTTGCTCCATCTTTTGAATTGCGCAGAATCTTAATAAAATCATATGGTTTATATATTAATCCATTAACTAAAATGTCATAATCTTTAAATATTGGATCATTGTTTTTTCGAATTGTAATTTTTTCTTCATCAACATAATGCACGCTTTTATATTTGCCTTTAGATTTATTAATATAAGCATATGCACCTTTTCCTAAGTAATAATCACGCACAATAGCTCTCCAAAAGTCATGTGCATTTAATGTATCTCCGGTGTCATCATTAAGCAATGCGATTCTTGAATCGTCTAATATCTCAACTGCTTTTCCATCATCTAATTTATATAATTTAATTGGCGTGCTTGCTATTATATTACCAATTAATCCTATAGCGCTTGAAATAGTGGGTATTTGCATTGCTGTTGCCTTAGTTATTTCCGTTTTACCTAATATTGCTTGTAATAATGCATCTTCAAAACTGATTTCTTGCGCCCTTTCTTCTTTCTTTTTTAAAAACCTCATTAAAACCCTCCTATATTTGCGCCACAAATCCGTCACCAAATAATGTGTTTTGTTGTAAAAGATAGACTGCATTTATAAGCGATACAACCATATCAACTTTGCCCGTCGATTTTTTCTTGTTCACATACCTATTTAAATTGTCATTATAAGTACATCGTGCATTTTGAAAGTTAATTTCAAGCAACTTGTTTTCTTCATACTCAAAGTTGCCGCTTAAAATAGATTCTTCAAGTAATTTAGTAGGAGCATGTAATACACTACTATGTTGTTTAATTTCAACTGTATCATATCCGGCTTCTTCAAGTTTTTGAGCTGTAGAAATGCAGTTAAAACGATCAAACCCGATCTGAATAACGATTACCCCATATTTTTCTTCTATACTCATTACAAACTTCTCTATAAATCCATAATCAATTGTACGATCACCACATGCATAACACTTTCCAGTTTTAATAAATTCTCTATAATCTATTTTTTCAATTATGTTTTTTTCTTCTATGCGATCTTCAGGTATAAAAGCAATCGCATCGGCAAGTATTTTCTCACCATCCACTGCTACCATTGCCACAGAACAGTTATCTATTGTCATTGATAAGTCAAGTGCTAGATATACTTCTCTTCCCTTCCAGTCAATATGATTAACTTTGCATTTTTGCACATCTGCGACAGAGATGTATGTTTCTGTTCCTTCGCCCTGATATATTATGTTGCAATGTTTAGTAACAAAATTTTCTCTTTTGCTAGGCATTAATATTGCTTTCGCTCGCCTGTTTAAAAGATCATCCATTATCCCTGGTATTTCCAGAGCTGCTGGGTTACTTTGCTCTAATATTCCAATGTCTGTTTCCCAATTTGATGTATTATCCGGTTCATAAAGTAATGCAAATACTGTCTCGTCTTCTTCGATATCGTCAAGAACCATCTTTGCATATTTAACTTCATTTTCAAAAGGGTTATCTATTTTAGGATATTTTGTTGATATAATGCACCCTAATTTATTAAATAATCCTAACTGTCCTGATTCCATTGCTTCAATCGCATATGAATTAGGTAAAGCTCCAACTTCATCAACAAGAAATACGCTCGGCTTCTTGCCATCTAGTTTGTCATTTGAATATGCCAATGGCTTAAATATATTATCAGTTAGCTTACAAGTTATTTCGTCTCTTAATCTCTTAAACTGGTCAATTAATGCAGGACTAACACCTATAATTTCTCTTATGGCATCTTGTATTTCTTTAGATAAAGATTTTTCAGGAGCAATACTAAAAAACTTACTGTATTTTGGTTCAGTAAGTAATAATAAAATAAATATTGTTCCTATAGTAAATGTTTTAAAGTTTTTACGACAAATTTCTAGTATGCCTTTTTCATACCGCCGCTTTTGGTGATTATCTCGATAGACTGTACATAAGATAGCTATATAAAATAACCATTGATACCCTATTGTTGCCTCATATATTGTTTTACCAAAGTTAATTCCGCTTGGCATATACATAAGTTTTAATAATTCATCTATAAGGCTAACTTTTTCTTCATCAATGATGTATTTTTTATCTTTGCCATCTGCTATATCTTTGAACTTTTTGCATTGTATTCTTACATAACGTGGTGCATTTACCTTACTATCTATTACTTTTGAAGCATATTTATATGCCGGATGTTGTTTTATCATTAACTTTTCCGCCCCTCAATACTTTTAATAGCGGATTGTTGTTTTCTTGTAATGTCTGTTTATTTATGCTAGACATTTTTGCTCTTGATTGAGGAGATAAAGACAACTCATTGCAACATCTATAAAAATCTTTTGAATATTTTTCTTTTGCTGACATAAGTTTGCTATCACAAAGTAATTCCGGATTGTCATTAATCATTTTTTCAATGGTTTGCAACCTATCTATTGCTATACTAATTTGAACTAAGATATATATATCTTTATTGCTTAATATGCCGCTTGTTTTAAATTCAGCAACAATTGAATTAAATATTATTTCTTGATTACCGCTTAAATAATCAGGAGGCTCTATATTATTTGCATCTCCCTTTAAAGCATCTTCAATAAGCTTTCTATTTGCTATTTCAGTTTTTGTGTTATGTCTGGTTTGAGTGGTGATTGCTTTTGCAGGCCTCGCCATTTTTTCACTCCTTCCTCCATTTTGGGAATATTTTATATTCGTTTGTCAACCGCGGTCTTCTTGACATCCAAAAAACCCCTGCCCAATATAGGGGGGGATTAAACTTTTAAGTAACTCTTTAGATATTTTACCCATTTCCGCTAATTTGTGATTTTTATACGATAGTGTAATAAGGTTATCGTTTTCCAGTCTTAGATCATACCTTGTATTTAATGGTTCTATATGATGTACTTCTAGATTGTCATATGTATATATGCCTTTTACTTTTAAATCATATTGGTCTAAGTAGTGATCTCTTTCCTTTATCTCTATTGATTTCTTATACCATTGCCTTGTTGATCTAAACTTATTTGCTAATGTGTTATTTTTCTTTGGCTTCTTGCTGCATATATGATTACTATCAACTATCATCCCGCAATAACTACATGTACGCTTCATAATCTTTAAACTTTTTCTTTATATCTTTTTCATCTAGCTTTGTTGTGTCGGTACCCGCTATACATATAAACTCTTTATCTTTAGCTGGTATATATCTATATAAATATTGGTGTGCTTCTCTAAGTATCTATACTACTACTGCTATTATTAATACTATAAACATTGTCATTCATGCTGCTGTTACACTTATCATAAATCCTAATATATCTAACATTTGTTTCCCTTTTTTTCTTGTAACCGTAATATCTCTTTTTTAATATTTTATATTCTTCTTCGTCTGTAATTGCGTTCTCTAATAGTTGTCTGACTGCTATAATACAGCACCATAGCAATACATTTAAGATTCCACTTATTACAGCAAATATAATTAACATTTTCTTTTACTCCTTTTATCTTGTTGAGCTTTCTCGTTTAGTTCCTTTTCCAGCTCGTATATATCTGTATCGGTTAATATGTTCTCAATCTTTTTATGCTGTATGGTCTTTACCTTTTGCAAGATCAATTTCAACTAGGTAGCCTTTTATAAACTCATTACACCGATAAACATAGTAACGTGTTGGTTTAAAGGTATGCCGATATAATAGCTTTATTTTTAATAGACAACCTATATTAATTACTCCTAAATATCTATCATTATGCAGATCTGAAGTACTTCGCACCCATAGGTACAAAAATTGCATAGGAACTATTGAATACTATGCCACAACCTAATATTGGTCTATATTTAGCTTCTTTGCCATATGCAAATGCGTATGCCTTTATATCTATGCCGCAACCTTCATTCATGCCGAATATAATACTATCCTCGTTGGCGCTGTATTTAACACCTGCGTTTGAGTGGAAATGCCCTATTACTGTACTTCTTCTTGCGTTAATTGCCGCATCCATAGCGCCGTCTTTTCCTCCACAGTTAAGTCCATGTTTATATAGCACATTATCTATAATCACTTTTTCTTGTATATTCCAGCCATCTGGTAGTTTTAATAATTGTTTGTTTGGTATTAAAAAGCGCTCACCTATACCTAATGTTGCGGCTTGTGTTACAATTCTTGTGTCGTGGTTTCCAATTGTCACGTCTGCTATTGGAAATGCTTCCCCATAATTGTTTAGTATTTCTATCGCCATATCTAACTCATCATAAGC